ACACCCTCATATTAAAGAAATGATGTTAACAGGAGGATCCCCAACTATGCACCCTGCTTTAGTAAATGAATTAACACATTTTGCACATGAAAGGAATATCTTTATTACTATCGAAACTGAAGGTTCACATTTCCTCGCTACTGACTACCCTATTAATTTACTTAGTATTAGTCCTAAGTTCTCTAATAGTGTACCCGTACTTGGGGTATCAACTCCTCAAGGAGCGATTACAGACCAAAAAATGATTGATAAGCATAACAAGTATAGATTAAATACTGAGGCAATCAAAAAATCTATAGATTATCATGATGATTACCATATTAAACCAGTATTAGATAAAAATTTATCTATGGTAGGGGAAGTAGAAGACTTCTTAAAAGAATGTAATATCCCAGATTATAAAGTATGGGCTATGCCTGCTGGGGATGATAGGGAAAGTTTAATGGAGTCATATGGTCCTGTTATGAATTTCGTAAGAGACAGAGGATGGCGTTTTACAGGACGTTCACATATTATGGCCTTTAATACAGAAAGATGTGTCTAGGGAAGAAGCTCTTCGTACATTAGAGGAAATAGAAGAAAATGTAAATACTTGCTGTGCCATTACTATGGAACCAGATGAAGTATTAGTTTTAATAGATAAGTTAAAAAATTATATAAAAAATGAACTTTAAAGACACAATAGGGATTTTTCCCAAATTATTTACTCCTGATGAATGTAAAACTCTAATCACATTATTTGAAGATTATAATAGGGCGGGGGTTGCATACGAAGGAAATAATGCTTCCGGAAATAAAGAATTAAAAAAATCTATTGATTATAATCTCTTTATAAACGAAGAAGAAAATAAATTACAAATCAATAAAATAAATGGTTTATTTAATAAAGCTTTAGACCAGTATTTAGAAGAATACCCTCATAGAGAACAATATGAACATAGTAGAATTATAGTTAATAAAACCTATTATCCTTTATTTCAAATTCAAAAATATAATAAAAATGAAGGCCATTATAATGCGTGGCATGTAGAAAAAGAAGATTGGCCTAGTTCTAGGAGAATGTTTGTTTTTATTTTATATTTAAATGATGTTAAAAAAGGAGGGGAAACTGGATTTTTATTTAAAGAAGAGGGTCAAGAAGATTTCTTTAAAGTAAAACCTGAAATAGGAAAATTAATTATCCATCCTGCTAGTTGGCCTTATATTCATAAAGGATATATGCCTGAATCAAATGATAAATATATTTTAACCACATGGCTATCTTATAGCCCAGATATTTAATAAGTTATATAAATGGAAAACACAAGAAGAAAACAACATCAGGATTTAGAATCAGTTCCAATTGGGTATGCTAATGGAGTAGCACCTGGATTTCCTTTTACTGATAAGGAAAAACGAAGTATGATTAGAAATGCTGCTAAACATTATGGAAAATTTCTTAATGCATTAGGTTGTGATTGGGAAAATGATCCTAATTCAATGGAAACCCCAATGCGAGTAGCTAAAGCATATGTAAATGACCTTTGGGAAGGTCGTTATACCGCTATGAGTGAAATTACCTCATTTCCATCAGATGGTTATGATGGTATTGTAATTGAAAGAAATATTCCTATCACTTCAATGTGTTCACACCACCATCAAACAATTCAAGGTGTAGTACATATTGGTTATGTAGTAGGAGAAGAAGGTAGAGTAATTGGTCTTTCTAAACTAAATAGAATCGTAGAATTATTTGGTCGAAGGGGAGCAATCCAAGAACAACTTACCTCAGCAATTCATAATGCTGTAGATAAGATTTGTGAAAAAAATAAGGGTGTAATTGTAACTGTAGTTGCTACTCACTCTTGTGTATCTTGTAGAGGTGTAAAACATCAAGGTGCTTCAATGGTTACAACTAAAGCTAATGGGGTGTTTATGGATGATACAAATCAAGCAAGAAAAGAATTTTTTGATAGTATTAAAATTAATAATGGATCACACCCAGTATAATGTTAAAAATAGACGATAATAAAATAGCTGTTAGTTGGTGGGATATGTCAGATCTTATAAAAGAATTAGCTGATAAAATTCCATTTGAAGTTCCACTAGCAGATTCAATTTATGGAATACCTAGAGGAGGTTTAATCCCTGCTGTTATGTTATCACATGCTACAGGTTTACCTCTAGTACAAACCATAGGAAAAGATACATTAATAGTAGATGATATGACTGATAGTGGAGTTACTATGAATAAAATGCCTGGACAATGGACAGCAACATTATTTCATAAACCCCATACTTCTATTTTTACTCCTAATGTTTATAGTAAATTACATGAAGGGGATGAATGGTTAATTTTCCCTTGGGAAAAATTTGATTCACCTGCAGTACAAGATTATTTAAATAAAGAGGAAAATGGGTAAACAATTAGAATTATTTAGCAAAGCCGACGTGCCCTTTGTTAATGAAGTAGAAATTTTTAATCGCACGTTCGGAAAACCAAATGAATATGAACCAACAATACCAGAAGAAAAGGAGTGGAAATTCGTATACGACTTTGTACTTGAAGAATTGGAAGAATATAGACAGGCTTGCGAAAACGGAGACATCGTGGAAGTTTTGGATGCTTTGTGCGATATTGCTTATGTTTCCCTTGGGAACGGTGTTATGCTACACGGCCTTAAGGATAAGATATGGCCAGCGTATCAAGAAGTACAAGCAAGCAATATGTCAAAGTCTTGTAGCACTGAAGAAGAAGCCATGGAGACTGTCACCCTCCGCTCTAAAGAACAAAATGAGCCATGTCACTATGAGAGGGTGGAGGAAAGATTTGTAGTATATAGAACTCGAGATAGAAAAGTAATGAAGTCTATAAATTATTTTAGACCTGATTTACATCAATTTTTTACTGGAGATGAAATCCAAAAAACAAAACCCCAACAACACGTAGGAATTTAATGTATAAAAAGTGTTATATAGGGGATAAAGAAGGTCCTAATCTTTTTAATATGCACTATTGGGAATCTGATGGTAAGCTTAAAACCGAACTTTGGGAAAATATTGCTTATATAGAAGATGAAAGAGGTGAATATAAAGGACTTAATGGAGAAAAATTAGTTCCCACAGGGGATTGGTATTTTTCTAAAAATGAAAAATTTAGACATAAAAATACCCCTGGTTTACATTTCTATGATATGCAATTACATCAAAAATTTCTTATTGAAAAATATGGAACTAATGATGAACCCTCTGTAAACCATAAAGAACTATTTTTTGATATTGAGTGCGAAATTGGAGGAGCATTAACTGAAGATTATATTGAGGATGCTCCTATGCCTATTACTTCAATAGCATTTTGGTATAAACAACAAGATGTATGGGGGTGTTTAATTTTAGATCCTAAAGGACAAGTAGAAAAAATTGTTCCTAATTCACCTAATTTTGAAGGAAAAATCATTTTGCCTTTTAGAACAGAAGAAGGACTATTAAAATATTGGGTTAGAAACATTATCCAAAAAATAGAACCAGATATATTAATAGGATACAATAGTGACTTTTTTGATATTCCTTACTTATATTATAGAATTTGGAACGTGTGTGGTATAGATGAAGCAAATTCTATGTCCCCTTTATATGATGTTTTTCAAAAAGAAGAACCTGTATCGTCTAGAAGATACAATAAACTTAGAGAAATGAGTTGGTGGAAAGATACTTGGGTTCAGATTAAAGGAATTGAATCTTTAGATTATATGCGTTTGCATAAAAAATATAGTTGGAAAGATGAACCAAGTTGGAAATTAGATGCTATTGGGGAAAAATATGCAGGCGTAAATAAGATTGAATATGATGGAAATCTAAATCAATTATATGAAACTGATATTAATAAATTTGTAGAATATAACTTCCGTGATGTTGAAATACTTAAATTACTAGATGAAAAGCTTCAGTATATTGCTTTAACTAAGAACCTATCCCATAAAGGAAAACATAATTATAGTGAAGTTTATCATAATAGTGTTACACAAGATGGAGCTATTTCTGCCTATTTATTAGGACAAGGAATAATTCCTTCTAATAAAGAAATTAATCCTAAAAAGAAAAAAGGGTATGCTGGTGGTTATTTATTTTGCCCTCAAGCAGGATTATACAAATATATGTTTGATGAAGATTTAACTTCTCTATACCCTTCTATTATTATGACTCTTAATATAGGCAAAGAAACTTATGTTGGTAGAGTACTTACTTTTAAATTCGATGAATTAGGAAGAGAAATAGTTGATGATAGAAATAATAGACTAGGGCTTAATGATTTAAAAGCTAGAGATCCTAAATCAAAAATAGTATTTGAAGACCTTAATGGTAATTGGGAAAAATGGGAAGTTGGAAAAATAGTCAAAGCAATTGAGACAGGGAAATATACTGTTTCAGCAAATGGTTCTTTCTTCTCAACCCAATCCCAATCTACTCTATCAGCTATTTTAGCAAAATGGTTTCAAGAAAGAGTTGATTACAAAAATAAAATGAAATCCGCTTATAAAGCTGGAAATAAAGAAAAAGGGGAATATTATCATTTAATGCAATATACTATGAAAATTCTTCTTAATAGTTTGTATGGTGCTACTGCCTTACCTAATTTTAGGTATGGTATGAATCATGCTATTTTAAGTGAAGCCATTACTTTAAGTGGACACAGAATCATCCAGGAATCAGCTTTATGTGTTAATAAACATATGAATAAAGTACTAAAAGGGGAATTAACATTATGACTTTAATTAAAATTTCAAATGGTGAATTATTAGATAGAATTTCTATTATAGAGTTAAAAAAACTTAATATGGAAAACCCTGCTAATTTAGCTTCAATAGAAAGGGAATTTTTAGAATTAAACCCTAAGTGTGTTGATCTATTTACAAAAAATGATCATTCTGTTAAGGTACTTTATTTGTCTTTAGCTAAAATTAATAGTACATTATGGGAATTAGAAAATAAAGTTAGAGATAAAAACATAAGCGATAAGGATTTTGTTATGTATTCTAAACAAATATTTAAATTAAACGAAAAAAGAAATAAAATAAAAAATGACATTAATATAATTACAGGTAGTGATTATTTAGATGTTAAAGAATATTCATGAAGTACTTACAAGAAACACCTTGGTTTATTTGCAATGATGGGGATCAGAACTTCTGTGCTTATGTAGATACTGACTCTAACTATTTCAACGCTGAACCTATATTATTACATAAATATCCTGATTTTGAATCCTTCCCAGATGAGAAAAAAGATGAATTATTAGAAGATATAGCTCTTAAATATCAAGATATTATTACTGATTTTTATAGTGAGTTAGCTATAGATTGTTTTAATGTAGAACAATTTAAATGGTTTGATAAACCCCATTGGTTAGAAATGAAAACCGAATGTGTTATTCGTTCTGCTTATTTTAGAAATACTAGACGTTACGCTCAATGGATAACAAAACAAGAAGGTATAGTTAAAGAAACTTTAGATATTAAAGGATTAGAATTTATGAAAACAAATTTTCCTAAAACTTTAGGGGATTTTTTCCATAATATTTTAGTTCAAACTCTAAAAGGAGCAACACACACAGAAATTTTAGACCAAATTAAAGAATTTAAAGAGAAAATATTATCAGGAGAAATACCTTTAGCAGAACTAGGTAATCCAACTTCTGTTAAAAAATTAGATAAATATTCAGGTAGAAAACCCAGAGCAGGAGAAATGTTTACTGAAATAGAAAAAGGATGTCCTGCACCTGTTAGGGCAGCTATTAAATATAATGATTTACTTACCTTTTGGGGGTTAGATAAAGAATATAATTTAATTACTGCTTATGATAAAGTAAAATGGACTTATTTAAAAGATAATCCTTATAAAATAGAAGCATTAGCATTTTTAGATTATGAAATGCCTTCTAAAATTGAAGAATTTTTTAATCAATATGCAGATAGAAAAAAAATATTTGATAGTATTTTATTAAATAAATTAGAAGGATTTTTTAGTGATATTGGTTGGAGTCTTGATACAAATCCTTATGTTAATGCGTTTAAAATGTTAGAAGTATGAGAGACTTTTGGAAAACCACTAAGTGGCCAACTTTAGAATTTACTACATCTATATCACCAAAAGGATGTATTGTGAATTGTGCTTTTTGTCCTCAAAGAACTTTGGAAAAAATATACCATGCTTTAGAGGGTCAACCTAAGCAATTATCAATTGATGATTTTATTACTATAGTTAATAAGGTTCCTGAAGAAGTTAGAATTACCTTTTCTGGATTTACTGAACCTTGGTTAAATCAAAATTGTACTAGTATGGCGGAATATGCTCATCATAAAGGTCATCCTGTATCTGCGTTTTCAACAGGAATTGGAATGACTTTAGATGATGTAGAACGAGTTAAAAATATACCTTGGACTAAAGGACCAAATGGAGGTTTTTGTCTACATATTCCTGATACTGAAAGAATAGCAGAACACCCTATTTCAGATAAATTAAGAAAAGTATATGAAAGGTTTAAAGAATTAGAAAATGAAATTCAGGGATTTTATGTAATGTCAATGGGAGAAGCTCATGAAATAGCTTCTGATTTGTGGCCAAATCCTGTTATACCAAATTTTTGGAATAGAGCAGGAAATTTAGTAGGAGAAGCTACTATTAAACCGGCATTAGAAAAAGTAATGGATAGAGTACAACATGCTGAAATAAAAGGACCTAGTACTTGTGGGTGTATCGAGCATTTATACCATAATGTAGTTTTACCTAATGGTGATGTTTCTATATGCTGTATGGACTATAGTTTAGAAAAAATACTTGGAAACCTACTAGAAAGTTCGTATGATGATATAATGCCAGCTCCATTGTCTACATTTGATATTTGTAGCAGGTGTGAAAATGGAGTTAGTCCAAGTTCAATTATAAAAAGGAAAAAAATAGTTATATGATAAACAAAAATTTACTACAGTCTTTTATTTCAAAATATTACATAAATAGTAGATTTGATAAGTCTAAATGGGTTATAAAAGATAATAAATTAACTGTAAATACTGGGATACCCGGAAGGGCTGTAATGGTAGAATTAAATAATTTTCCTTTAGAAGATATTGAATTAGGAATATGGGATACTACTAAACTAAATAAATTATTAGCCGTTACTACAGGAGATTTGCTTCTATCCCTTACTAAAGACAATGCTATAGCCCAAAAACTAAACATATCAGATTCTTCATTTGATTTATCTTATGGTCTTGCTCTTCCTTATATGATTGAAAAAGCTGTATGGTATCCTGATCCTAATCAATGGGATATTGAATTAGAATTAAGTAGAGAGGATGTTGATAATTTAATTAAAGCAAAAAATGCCTTAGCTGAACAAGAAGTATTTACTATTAAAGCAATTAAAGATATAAACCAAATTAATACTATTCAATTTACATTTGGAGATAATAGTGAACATGCTAGTAAAATAAAATATAACATCTCAGGAACAATAAATGAAGATATTTTAAATAATGCTTATCCTTTTGATGCTGATTTATTTAAAGATGTTTTAAACATAAATAAGGATCAAAATACGTATACATTAAAATTTTCTAAACTAGGGATGATGCAGTTGTCATTTTCATCAGATGAAATTAAAAGTACATATTATTTATCACGAAACGAATAAAATTAAAAAACATGACTTATTATAATGATACAACTCCCAATGAAGACGGAGGAATTATAACTACCGATAAATTTAAAGTAAATCCTGATGCTAAAAAAAGAATTTGGGTGGCTGAAAATTTTTATGAAAACATTGATGAAGTAAGAAATTATGCCCTTCAACAATGGTATTTTGATGATGAAGGTTATGAAGGTTTAAGAACAAGGAAACAATTTGTTTTCGATGGAACTAAAGAAAAGTTTGAAAGTATAATGGGTAAAAAAATTACTCGATTTGCCGACTATTATGGAATGTGTGGTAGGTTCCAATCTAATAAAGCAGATATGAGACCTGTTTGGCACTGTGATAGTCAAGAATATGCCGCAGTTATCTACTTAACCCCAGATGCTCCTGTTGAAGCTGGTACTGGATTTTATCAGCATAAAGCTACAAAATTAAGAGGTGGAGAACCTAATATTGGAGAAGCATTTAATGGTGAAACTTGGGTAGATGGTACCCCTTACCAACAAGTAGATTTTGTAGGTAATGTTTATAATAGAATAGTTATATGGGATGCAAAATTAATTCATGCTGCTCCAATTTACTTTGGGTGGGATATTAATTCATCTCGATTGTTTCATATATTTTTCTTTGATTCTGAAGATGCCCTCTACCCCGGAGAATAAAAAACCTGATATGTACGCTGAAGATAAGGCAATCATGCCTTATGGTGATAGTGTAGCAGCCCCTAAGATAGAATTAGAAGATACTAAATCTTGGATGGTACAACAGACTATTCAAGTTAATCACTATCTATCTACCAAATTTTCTGAATTAAAAGCAGAATATGTTAAGTTAATAGAATTATATGAATGGAATAAATTAGTTAATAAATCAGAATTTAGTTTTATACCTGTAAAAGGCCATACTTATTACTTATATCAAAGAAAAAATGGATCTTTATTTTTAACATTAATTGAACCTGAATACTGGGATCAAATTTTTGTAGCTGCTGTAAAACTAGACTCAGACGATAAATGGATAAAAGTATGATAAGAACAGCCGAGTGCGTATCACCACTCCACCCAGATAAAATTTGTGATAGAATTTCTGATATGATTTTAGATCTTTATCTTCAAGGAGATACTAATTCTAGATGTGCTATTGAAACTTGTGGGGGCCATGGAAAAATCTTTATTACAGGAGAAGTAAAATCCTACCATGTAGTTTTAGAACAACAAATTAAAGACTTAATTAAAGAAAAGTTTGGAATAAATGATGTTCAAACCCATATAGTTAGCCAATCCCCTGAAATCGCAAAAGGAGTAGATACAGGAGGAGCTGGAGACCAAGGTATTATGATTGGGTATGCTTGTAACGAAAATAGAGAAAAAGTGCCTCAAGAGTATTATTTAGCAAGAAAATTAAATAAATTTATTTTTAAAAAATATCCTTATGATGGCAAAACCCAAATAACTTTAGATGGTAAAAAAGTTAGAGTAGTTTGTTCATTCCAAAATGCCCCTAGTAGAGATTTAGATAAATTAATTAGAAAATTTTTCGAAGAAAATAAAGGATATGTAATAGAAGCTCTTCATATTAATCCTGCTGGTGATTGGAAAATAGGAGGTTTAAACGCAGATGCAGGGGTTACAGGAAGAAAATTAGCAGTTGATAATTATGGACCTAGAGTTCCTCTTGGCGGGGGTGCTTTTAGTGGTAAAGATGCAACAAAAGTAGACCGCTCGGCAGCTTATATGGCTAGAAGAATTGCTGTTGATTATTTAAGAAAGTTTAATGCTAAAGAAGTTTATGTTCAATTAGCATATGCTATTGGTTATAACCAACCTATTCAAGCCACAGCTAATATAGATGGGTTTAAAATGGAAATACAAGGGTATGATTTATCTCCTAATGGTATTATTGAATTTTTAGATCTTAAAAAACCTATCTTTAGTAAAACTGCTGAATGGGGCCATATGGGAAATAATTTTTCTTGGAAATAGTTTGGAAAAATAAAATTTCCTTATTATGTTATATATGTATAATAAATTAACATTGGAGCTAGGGCACATTGTTATATTTTTGTTAAACCGCGATCTTAGGACGCATAAATTTTAAATGATATGAGTACATTATTTTATGAAAATCACGTTACACCTTTCGACATTTTAGTTCGAAATTTCTTCCAGGATGCATCTACATATGCACCTATTGAAAACCAAAAAATCCCACACCCTATTGATGTTTATGAAAAACCTAATGGTTTAGGCATTGATATTGCTTGTACTGGGATTAATAAAGAAGACCTAGAAATTCAAATTCAAGGTAATATAATCAGAGTTAATTATGACAAAGCCAAAGATGATGAAATAAATTATTATCATCGAGGTATTGCTAAAAGATCTTTTAATTTAGGTTGGAAGATTGATAGTAAATTTGATTTAAGTAAAGCAGAAGCTAATTTTGAAAATGGTTTACTTAGAATTGAAGTTCCTTATGCCAAAGGAAGTGAGTTAAAATCTCTAAAAATTAAATAATAAGTTTTATTAAAATATGTGTCCTAGCACATTGTTTTTCGTATATTATAGTTATAAAATAAATTAAAAGTTATATGGCAAGAAAAGTAAAATCCCTAACAATGATCGAGGATCCAGCTTTGGACCCCTATTTTATAACATCCGATGACAATTGTTATACGGTAAATGTTAAAGTAACTAAAGATAAGGATCATTTTAGATCTACAGGTACAAATAAAACGTACTCTAAAGCATTAACCTTTCATTCTACTTTTAAACGTGCTTTAGAACGAATAACCCAAGATCAGTTACACACAAAGGAGTCATATAAATCCTTAACTGAGTTTTTAAATCATTATGAAAAAATTGAATCAAATATTAAAAATTATATTGAAAAATTATGAATAAGTTAGAAGCATTATTCGATGCTGTTATAGTAAAACCTATTGAAGCCGAAGAAACCATTTATGGAAACATCATAGTCCCAGACATGGGGAAAGAAACTAATACTATTGGTAAAGTTATTGCAGTTGGAACCGGTAGATATACTATTAATGGGACTGAGATAGCAATGAAAATTAAAGTAGGTGATAAAGTAATTTTACCTACACAAGGGTTCACAAAATTACCTTTTGAAGGAGAAGAATATTGGGTTGGTCCTGAAAATCAGATTTTAGGTAGAATAGTAGAAGAGCTAAACGTAGAACAAGTATTAGCAAATACAGAATTAACTAAAGAAGATCAAGAAAATTTAACAGATATTTAATATGGAAATGCAAATTAATTATGGCAAAGAAGCCAGACAAAAATTACTTAAAGGGATTGATAAATTAGCAGATGCAGTAGTTTCAACTTTAGGTCCTAATGGTAGAAATGTTGTCATTTATAAGGGGCATGTTGAACCACCTCAATCTACTAAGGATGGAGTAACAGTAGCTAAATCATTTTTAGATACAGATCCTAGTGCTCATTTAGGACAGTTATTAGTAAGACAAGCAGCAATGAATACTGCTGATAAAGCAGGTGATGGTACTACAACATCTACTTTATTAGCTAGAGAAATGATTAAAGCTGGATTATCCGCTCTTGATAATGGAGAAAATGCTGTTAAAATTAAAAGGTCAATAGATGAAACTACTAAACAAGTAGTTAAAAATCTAAGAGAACTATCAGAAGATATTTCAGGAGAATCCCAATTAGAACAAATTGCTACTATCTCATCAAATAATGATCCTGAAACAGGTAAATTAATTGCAACAGCAATTGATAAAGTAGGAATTGAAGGTGTGGTTCATGTTGAAGAATCTAAATCATCAGATACTTATCTTGAAACTGTAGAAGGATTACAATTTGATAGAGGTTATAAATCTCCTTACTTTGTAACAGATAATAATTCTATGTCCTGTACCTTAGAAAATCCTGCAATTTTAATCATGGATCATAGACTAAATACTGTCAAGGAATTATTACCTATTTTAGAAGCAGTATCCGCACAAGGAAAATCATTACTTATTATAGCCGAAGATGTTGATAATGAAGCATTAGCTACCCTTATTGTTAATAAAATGAGAGGTACAATTAATGTGTGTGCTGTTAAAGCACCTGACTTTGGGGATAGAAGAAAATTAGTATTAGAAGATATAGCCATTACAACTGGAGGTAAAGTTTTTGATAAACAAAAAGGAATGAAACTTGACAAATTTAGTTGGGAATGGTTCGGAGAAGCAAGAACAATTACAGTAACAAAAGACCAAACAACAATTGTAGATGGAAAAGGATCAGCTGAGGCAATTGAAGCACGTATTGAAGAACTACAGCAACAAATCGAAAAATCAAAAACGCCGTACGAAACAGAACAACTCCAAAACCGATTGGCAAAATTCGTCGGAGGAGTAGCAGTAATCCATGTAGGTGGAAATACTGAAACTGAAATGTTAGAGAAAAAAGATAGAATTGATGATGCATTACATGCTACTAAAGCAGCACTAAATGAAGGTATATTACCCGGCGGGGGTGTAGCTTTACTTTATGCTTCTTCAGGTTTAAAAGGAGAAACAACTGGAGAGAAAATTGTAATAGAAGCATGTGCAAAACCATTTGAACAAATCCTAATTAATGCTGGTTATGAGCCAACAGAAGCTAAAATGCTAGGTAAATACAAACTAGTAGAATCAGGTAATGATATGTGGGCTGGGATTGACGTTGATAGTGGAGAAGTTGTAAACTTTAAGGAAAAAGGCGTGATTGACCCAATGAAAGTTACTAGATTGGCGTTAGAAAATGCAGCATCAATTGCTGGAACAGTTTTATTAACTGAATGTACATTGACTCAAGATAAAAAGTCAATAGAAGAAAAATTAAGAATATTGCAAGATACAGCTACCAACGCAGCTGGGTTAGCACAAAGTTAAATTTAGAATTATGGCAAAACAAGAAATAAAAATTGTAGAACAAAATGTTTTGATTGCAGAAAGGGTGCCACCTGGAGATAAGTGGAGTTTGTTAGGTGAAGAAAAAGTTCATCCTAGTTTAACTGATACATTAGAAGCTTATATGAGAAAAACAGGATTTAGAGGCAATTACAGATTAGAACCTTTAAATGGTAATCTATATGCAATCGACGCAGAAGAAATTGAAGTAGAAAAACCTAAAGAAAAAGTATATTCAATTTATGGTGAATACGGACAATAGTTTACTAAACGAGAAATATAGACCAGTAACTTTAGATACATATGTTGGTAACGCTAATTTAAAAGCATCTATTGCTAAACAATTAGAACAAAACGATATACAAAATTATTTGCTCTATGGACCTGCCGGAACAGGAAAAACAACTCTTGCTAAACTCATTGTACAAAATCTTGATTGTGACAGCCTTTATATTAATGCCTCTGATGAACGCGGCATTGAAACGATTAGAGATAAAGTACAAAGTTTTGCAAGCGTGGCTTCATTTAAATCAATTAAGGTTGTTATTTTGGATGAGTCTGATTTTCTTACTATTCAAGCGCAGGCTTCTCTCCGTAATATCATTGAAACGTTTTCGCGAACAACTAGGTTTATTTTAACCTGTAATTATGTAGAACGTATTATTGATCCTTTACAATCAAGGTGTCAAGTATTAAAGATCGTTCCACCCACTAAAAAAGAAGTAGCAGTACATATAGCTGGAATTTGTGAAAAGGAGGGCATTAAATATCAACCTACTGCCATTGGTCAAATTGTAAATCAGTTTTATCCTGATTTGCGTAAAATGCTCAACACAATTCAAACTAGTAGCCGAACTGGTAAATTAGAATTAGATGAGAAGTTATTAGTTTCATCCAGCTATATATCTGCTGTTATTGATGAGTTAAGATATACTAGTAGTAAAAGTTTTACTAATATACGCCAAATTATAGCGGATGCTAATGTAGATGATTTTGATGAATTATTTAAATCATTATATGAAAGAGCATCAGAATATCTTCCAGGTAAAGAAGGTACAGTTGCTATTTTAGTAAATGATCATCAATATAAAGCAAATTTCCGTATTGATAAAGAAATCAATGCAATGAGTTTAATTTCAAATTTAATAAATACTAAATAATTATGACAAATCCACAACAACCCCCTCAAATTAATGTTGACCTACAAACTACTGAAGGAATTAAAAATTCTAAAGGAGGTAGTATTTTCCAATCAGGAGTTATTCTTAGGAGAATATCTAAATTTGTAGCAGGTACAGAAAATGATGCAATTATGCCTATTCCTGTATTTTTTGATCCTACCAATAATAAAATTTTAGGTGAGGGTATTCCTGTAGAATTAAGAGAAGAATTGAAAGACGAACTCTGTTAGATGAAAAACATATTTGACTGGCTCAAAGAAATAAATTACCATAAATCTCCTGTATCTAAATTTACAGAAAAAGATTGGGAAATTTTTAATGCCTATATGATACATAGATTTATGTCTATGAATCAAGATTATATAGAGGTAGTCAATTATGTTCAAGAACTACCTCCTCAAGAAAAAGCAATGATTTATAGAATATATAAAGAATTTATTCCTAAAAATAATAGGTGGAATAAATATATTAAATCAAATTCTAAGGAGCCAAACAAAGATTTAGTTATTCAATTAAAAGATCATTTTAGAGTATCTATTAGAGAAGTAAAAGATTACTTAAAGATTTTGGATACCACAGAAATAAATCGTATATTAACGAATAGAGGTTTAGAAACCAAAGAAATAAAACAATTATTAAAATGAAGCAACATCTTTACAAAATGCTTAAAACAGAAGCTGAAGCTGAAAAAGCAAAAGCTTTATTATCACTTGAATTATTAGGAAATAATGCAGTAGGAATCGGGGATCATAGTACAGAAGATTTTTATAAAAACGCCACTGAAGCTTTAACCATGTTAGTAGATGCAGATGATAAATTAAAAGCCTTAGAAAAATATTTTTTTGTAAAAGAACAAGTAAATGGGTGACACAGTAAAAGCATGGTACGACATGCAAGAAGAAAAAAATATGAGCGATAGAGAAATTATGAACGCTAAAAGGCCTAGTCTAAATAAAAAATTAGAGGAATGGGCTGATGATGAAGTAAATCAAACTATAACTATATTTGAAGAGGAATACCCAGACCTATCCCAAGAATTTAAATTAATCCAAAAAGAAATGTATGAAATGTTTGCTCGAAAACATATGGATTATGGTTTGAATAATATTGCTTTAGGAGGTGATTTAACTAATAAAGATGATAAAACATTTTCATTAACTGGTTTATGTATTAGATTAACCGATAAAATTAGTAGATTAAAAAATTTACTTATAAATGGAAAGAACTTCGTTAAAGGTGAAGGCATGGAAGACACGTTTATTGATATAGCTAATTATGGTATAATTGGTTTATTAGTAGGACGTGATAAATGGAAAAAATAAGTTTTGGCTAGAAAAATCCCTAAAATAGTAAGGGAGATTAGAAATAATCCCCCCCAGGAGGTAAATTATGCCTATCAAAAGAATATTTCTTATTCTCAAATGTCTTTATTCAGACAGTGTCCTCATAGATGGAAACTACAATATAAAGATAAAATAAAGGTATTTACTTCCTCAATTCATACTGTATTTGGGACCGCTATACATGAAGTATTACAACATTACTTAGATGTAATGTTTGAAACTAGTGCCGCTAAGGCTGATGAATTAAATTTAGAAAATCTGTTTCAAGAAAAATTTATTGGTGAATACCAAAACCAATACAAGAAAAACAATAATGAACATTTCTCTTCCGCCGAGGAAATGAGGGAATTTTTTGAAGATGGGGTAGGTATTTTAAATTGGTTTAGAAAAAAAAGAAGTAGATATTTTTCAAGACGAGGATGGCATTTGATAGGTTGTGAGATACCTATAGTTATTTCACCCAATAAAATGTATAATAACATAAAATATACTGGGTTTTTAGATGTTGTATTATATGATGAAAAATATGATACCTTTAAAATTATCGATATCAAAACCAGTACTAAGGGATGGAATAAAAAAGACAAAGAAAATGAAGATAAACAATTTCAATTACTTTTATATAAACAGTTCTTTAGTGAACAATATGGTATTCCTTTAAGTAATATTGATATTGAATTTTTTATTGTTAAAAGAAAAGTGTTAGATTGGGATGATGAAAGAATTATGTCACCCCATCAAGCATATAGAGTACAAACATTCACCCCACCTAGCGGAAAAATTAAATTAGGAAGAGCGATAAAGGCTATAAATAATTTTATTAATGAATGTTTTAATTCAACAGGGGACATCAAAGAAATAGACTACCCCAAATCAGTTTCTAAATGGAATTGTATGTTTTGTCCTTTTAAAGATGACAAAGAAAAATGTGGAGAAGGTATAATATACTAATATCCCCATATATGTATAATAAACGTTATTAAAAATAAAAATTATGGCAAATAGTAAAGACATGACACTAACCAGTGTAAAAGTTCAAAGCAATTTGTTTGAAAATTTCAAGGTAGAATGCGTTAGAAGAAAGTTTTCTTTCCAAAAGCTTGCTGATCGAGCAATTTATTTGTATCTTACTGATGAAAATTTTAGAAAACAAATTACCAATCAAACAAATATTGAACTGTAAATTTTAAATTAGATGAATAAAAGTTTTAAGTATTTACCTCCTGAAAAAAGGAAAAAAATCCTATTAGTTTGTGATGATATTAGAGTTCATTCTGGAGTTGCTACTGTAGCAAAAGAAATTGTACTCCATACTTGTCACCACTTTAATTGGGTTAATGTAGCAGGGGCAATTAAACATCCTGAGGCAGGAAAACGATTAGATATTAGTCCTGATACACAAAAATTTACAGGAGTAGAAGATGCAAAAGTTTTTCTTTATTGTGTTAATGGATATGGTACTACCCAAGAAATCCATAATATATTCAACATGGAAAAACCAGATGCTATTATGTTGATTACAGATCCAAGATATTTTCAACATATATTTAATATGGAGGATCAATTAAGAAAATTAGCTCCTATTACTTATCTAAACATTTGGGATGATTATCCTGCACCAAGATACAATCAACCTTTTTATGAAGCTTGTGATTTATTAATGGGGATTTCTAAACAAACCGTTAATATTAATAAGTTAGTTTTAGAAGATTGTGACAATTCAAAAAGGGTATTTAAATACATCCCCCATGGATTAAATCATAAAGAATATTTTCCTATTAATAAAGAACATGAACAATACCCTGAACTTTTAGAATTTAAGAATAAAATCTTACAGGGTAAAGAAACTGAATTTGTAATGTTTTTTAATTCTAGAAATATTAGAAGAAAACAAATCCCAGATGCTATGATGGCTTTTAGGGCATTTTTAGATTCTTTACCTTATGAAAAAGCCTTAAAATGTAGATTTCTATTACATACTGAAATATCTTCAGAACATGGTACAGATTTAACTAAAGTTCAAGAGTATTTATTTGGAGAAAAATATAATGATTGTATTATATTCTCTACTGGTAAAGTAGATAGAAAACAACTTAATTTCCTATATAATATAGCTGATGTTCAAATATTATTAACTTCAAATGAAGGTTGGGGATTAACAATTACTGAAGCTATTTTAGCAGGTACTCCTATTATTGCTAATGTAACAGGGGGGATGCAGGATCAAATGAGATTTGTTGATGATAAAGGTAAATGGTTTGAACCAGATGCTAATATTCCTTCTAACCATAGAGGTACTTTTAAAGAACATGGTGAATGGGCTTTCCCAGTTTATCCTACTTCAAGATCAATTCAAGGTTCTCCTCCAACTCCTTATATCTATGATGATAGATGTACTTGGGAAGATGCTTGTGATAGAATAAAAGAAGTTTATAATTTAAGTCGTGAAGAAAGAAAAGCAAGAGGATTAAAAGGTAGAGAATGGGCTTTATCTGATGAAGCTGGATTCACAGCTGAACATCAAGGAAAAAGAGTAATTGAAGCTTTTGAGGAATTATTTAATGTTTGGGAACCAAGAGAAAGATATGAACTTATTAATGCTACAAAATCAAAAGGTAAGTTTTTAAACCATAAAATAATATATTAATGAATAAACCAGTTTTTGTAATAAGTTGTCCATTTGACACATATAGTGGTTATGGTGCTAGAGCACGAGATATAGCTAAAGCTATAATTGAATTAGATAAATATGATGTTAAATTGCTTCCTCAAAGATGGGGGGATACACCTGGGGGGTTTTGTAATGATCATGATGAATGGAAATTTCTCCACAAACATACCATTCCTAATTTACAAAATAAACCAGATATTTGGATGCAAATTACAATACCAAGTGAATTTCAACCTGTAGGAAAATATAATATAGGTTGTACTGCGGGTATTGAAAGTACAGGATGTGATGTATCTTGGATTGAAGGGCTCAATAGAATGAATATGAATTGGACTTCATCCAAACATAGTAAACAAGTTTTTGAAAGTTTAAAATTTGAGCAAAGAGATAATAACAAACAAATAGTAGGTACTATTAAATCAGAAAAACCTTTGCATGTAGTATTTGAAGGAGTTAATTTAGATGTTTATAAACATTTACCTAATAAAAATGAAATTAGTTTAGATTTATCTTCAATTGAGGAACAATTTTGTTTTTTATTTGTAGGACATTGGATGCAAGGTAAACTTGGTCATGATAGAAAAAATGTTGGCCTAATGATTAGATACTTTTTTGATGCATTTAAAAATAAACCAAACCCCCCTGCTTTAATATTAAAAGCTTCTCTTGGACGAAACAGTTATATAAGTAGAGAAGAAATTTTAAATAGAATTAGAGCTATTAAATCTACATATAAAGATGCAAAATTACCTAATGTTTATTTATTAAATGGAGGTTTAAGTGATGCAGAAATGAATGAATTATATAACCACCCAAAAGTAAAGGCAATGATTTCATTTACTAAAGGTGAAGGTTATGGAAGACCCTTAGCTGAATTCTGTCTATCTAAAAAACCAATAGCTGTATCAGGATGGTCAGGACATATTGATTTTATTAGTAATGAATTTTCTTTATGGGTCCCTGGTAGTTTGGAAAATATAGATGATAGTTCTGCTAACCAATGGTTAAAAAAAGAATTCCAATGGTTCCAGGTTAGTACAAAACATGCAGTTAATACTTTTAAAACACTTAAAGCAAAATACCCAAAGTTTTTAACTGGAGCTAAAAGACAGGCACATAAAATAAAAACTGAATTTAGTTATGATGCTATGAAAGAATTAGTAGGGAATATTTTAAATGCTAATATACCTGAATTTCCTAAACAAGTAGAATTAACATTACCAACAATGGAAACTCCTAAATTATGATACAACAATATGATGAAATTATAAATTGTCCTAAATCAGGTGGAGACTTATGTTATAAAATAGAAGTTAACCCCGAAATAACTAATTATTTTAGTTTATCATGTGGGTTTTGGACTAATAGTTTAATGAAAGTAGGAACAGATTTTTATAATGAACAATGGGCATTATTACCTGAGCTTTATAAAGATATAGCTTGGTTAGATCCTAAAACAGAACTTATTTGGTTACCTAATACAATAAATATCCCTGATAAAGGGATGGTGTTTGCTGAAGGAGTAACTGCTGAAGATTGGAGATGGGCTGCAACTAAAGCAGTTGAACTAAGCCCGGAAGAACAGAAAAAACATGGGGTTCAATATAAAGCTGATATGAAAACAATTGCTCATTTCCCAGAAAGACAATACATGGATGCTTTATCATATATTGGAATTTTACCTGAATAGATATGAAAATAAGTTATGCTATAACAGTTTGTAATGAATTAGAAGAAGTAACTAAATTAGTTAATTTTTTAATTGAAAATAGACGTTTAGAAGATGAAATAGTAATTCTATTTGATAAAGGTAAAGGAACAGCTGAAGTATGGTATCGTTTACAAGAATTAAATGATGAACCAAATATAGTATTAAAACAAGATACATTTAAACATCATTTTGCTGATTGGAAAAATCAATTAACATCTTACTGTTCAGGTGATTATATATTCCAAATAGATGCAGATGAAATACCTCATGATATTTTAATTGAGCAATTACCTACTATACTAGAGTCTAACCCAGATAATGAAGTTTATTTAACACCAAGAGTTAATACAGTGTCTGGTTTAACTAAAGAACATATTACAAAATGGAGATGGAATGTTGATGAACAAGATAGAGTTAATTGGCCTGATTATCAATGGCGTATTTGGAAAAACAAACCAGAAATTAAATGGGTAAATAAAGTTCATGAAAAGTTAGAAGGATTTAAAACATATGCCCTATTACCTGCTTTACCTGAATTAGCTTTATATCATCCTAAAACAATAGACAGACAAGTTAAACAAAATGAATATTATAACACATTATGAGGACATTACAAGAAATATATGAAGACCATTCAGATGCAAGTGGAGTAGGACATGGTGATAAAGGAACAGTTCATTCTTATATTGAAACTTATGATAAGTTATTAACTCCTTATAGAGATAAAAATATTAATTTTTTAGAAATAGGTATTGCCTATGGAGAATCTTTAGAATTATGGTATAAGTATTTTAATAATGCTAAAATACATGGAGCGGATATTCATGATGTAGAAATATTTAGTGATAAAGTTAAACCAGGAGGGTATAAAGATGATGAACGTTTTACTATATGGATTGAAAATGCTACTGAACCTAAATTTTTAGATGTTATAGGAGATATTAAATTTGATATTATTATTGATGATGGTTCTCATAGAAT